TATTTGAAACTGTAAACAGATCCACAAATATGCTTACGGGCGAAACGAAATCTGATACTTTTGAACAGTTTGTTTATTTTCAGGCTACATTATCTCAGTTACAAGAACAGTATACACCAAACTGGTCCGCTGTTGGCTTCTCTGGTAGGACAGAAGATGTTCATACATATCAAAAAGGAAATAGAACAGTGGATATGAGATTTATTATATTTGCTAATAGCGCTAGAGAAATGCAAAATGTTTATGAAAGAGTTAACTGGTTAGCTCAACAAACATACCCTCTGTATGATCTCAACCCAAACAAAATGTCCGGTGGACCTATAATAAGAATAACTGTTGGTGATTTATTTAAACAAACAGCAGGTTTTATAAGATCTTTAAGTTTTAACTGGGATCATTTAGGTGTTAATAAGTGGGAAATAGAACAAGGATTACGTATGCCAATGTCGTGCGAAGTATCAATGAGTTTTCAAGTTATACATGATATTATGCCAAACAGAAATATGGATTTTTATAGCGGATTGTCTGGCAAAATGCTTTCTGGAAGTAAGGATTATTCTGCCGATGTCGATTTTACTGAAACCACTGAAGGTCAATATGAGGCTGGTGTCCAATACGATTATACTACTAATATAATTGATGGTCGAGCTTGGAACTCAAATACAAATTTAATTCCTATGAAAACGCCAACAAATGAAGCTCATCACGAAACCTTTGTTTCTTTGATAACTAGAAGTGGACTTTATAATACTGGTGCTGGAGCTGTAACAGTAAAGTCAGGCAACCAATCCAGAAATTTATTGCCTGGTGAGGCTATTTCTTATGCTGATCTTATTAGAGCAGCTAATAGCGCTGCTAATACCGGCCAAGGAGGTCCAACTGTCCAAGTAGGTGAAGGCTCTGCTGATTTTGATTTAGGAGGATAAATAGATGGCTCAATCAAGATATGTGTATACAAAAAATATATCAGAATTTGTTAATAATAATTTTAGCAAAACATTAACTAGAAAAGCTACTTGGACTTCTATAAATTCAAAAGATATAGAAAGCAATGAAGACGAGTTTTATACTTTTACTGTAACTGATAGATTAGATACTTTGGCCGCTAAATATTATGGTGATGGTAGGTATTGGTGGGTTATATGTTTAGCTAATAATCTTTTATCGCCATTTGATAAAAATTTGACACCAGGCAAAGTATTGAGAATACCCAATAATATAAATAAGATTTTAAATAAACTAAAAATAAATGCAAATAAGGTTTAAATATGAATCACGCACCAACAGTTAATAATAATGGGGATGGAGAATATGAGCTAACCGCAGAAGACGAGGCCGTTGAGGCTCTACGATCTGCTTCACAAAATCAGCTTGCTCAGCAGGCCGCCGTGGCTGGCCAGCCTGAGCCACCTCCAAGTCAAGCAGATATGGATGACGAACAGGCCCTTAATGATTTTGAAGAAAGATATAGAAAACCTAGTCATCATGTTATAGAAGGTTGGCAAAACAAAAAATTTAGTGATTCTGCAGCAATTAGCTCAATGACACCTTTTATTAAATTATATTGTATATATAGCTCAGAAGAACTACAATTATATGAGAATGTTTTAGCTAATAATAAATGGATGAGAGAACAACCAGATCAATGGTTAGAAAGTGGAAGAGAAATATTTGACCCTAAACTTCCCGATGGTTTTGTTGATTCTCTATATAGCGCATTTCAAATAGAATTTGCTGAAGGTGGCGACCAAGGTTCAAAGAGAGTGATAAACTCTATAATATCAAAATCAGAAGAAGGTGGCGGCATATATGCTACTGATATGACATTTGCTATACCTCAAGGACCAGATAATAATTGGGACGGCGGCTTTGGTGTAATAGATATGCAATCAACAAAAATGACAGATACACCTTTTGTTGAAAATTTTTCTATGAAAATACAGCTAAATAACCCAAGACTTATAAAACAAAAATATGAATTTAATAAACTAATAACTGTTGGAAGTCATTTTTTAATAATGTATGGATGGTCCGATGGCTCAGAAACTGGACTTTATGATGCCGAAAATAAAAAAATATTCTTAGATACTAATGATGCAGGTTTTTATAATAGGGGGAATTGGCGTTGGACTGTTGTTCAGTTACATAAATTTAATTTTAATTTTAATAGTATGGGCCAAATGGAAGGAACATTAGATTTTATATCTGCTCAAAACTCAGATATAATATTCAACATGAATAGTAAAATGTCAAACATATCTCAATATTCTATGTATTTTCTAAATTCTAGGTTTTTAGGCGGCGTAGCTCAATTAGAACGAGCAGAGGCTACAGTAGGTACATTTGATGATCAAGGTAATGAATTAGATTATGAAATAACACAAGAAAGTACTCTATTACAAGCTTTAGTCGCGCAGTCTGTTGGTGCAATAGATTTGTCCGGTTTGGATTCCACAGAAGACACCACACAATATAGTGGCGATGCCAACACAGCTTGGGAAAAATTGCCAAAAAAGCCGCCCACGTTTGTACAATCATTAAAAGCTATGAGTGGTTACTATGGCGAAGTAATAATTTATTTGCCTAGAAGACTCAGCAAAAATGGGAAAGAAGTAGCGGACATGCAAATCGCCGGATGGTGGGTAGAGGACAAGGGATTTATAATGTCACAGTGGTTTAACTCATTGAGCGATGGTCCTGCGAGTTTACCAGGCGCTGGAAATGGCGATCTCGCTCCGTCAAAAGCTGCAGCAATGTCTTATACAGGCTCCGCTGGCCGGACCGGCTCAGAAAGTGGGTATTATCTTGGAATAATAACAGGACGAGGCGAAGCAGCGCCGCCTGCACTCGGTGAAGGCAGCGAAATACCTGGGGGTATAATATATCAATTGGACCTTGGAGTAAACAATTCACGTGTTGGCCGCTTGGGCGGCGGACTCGCCAAATACGCGCAAGGCGGCTCCGGCGCTGACACTGCAGAGACCAGCAGTTTCAACCTCACGGACATGCTGAATGACAATTTGCTTTTCCAAAGTAATAGAATTAAATTTGCTGGCCACGAATTATGGGATGAAATAAATCCACTATTAACTTGCTCCCAAACTGATAAAGACACTATAAAAAATATGTCTGAGGGTATAAGCGTAACTACAATGTCCTTACCCACGATCTTGGACGATAAAGGTCGTGAGCAAGTAGAAGGTAAAATTATTGGCGAAGATATATTATACTATAACCTTGGTTGGGTAATAACTAGTCTTATCTATTATAACTACAAATTGGGTTCCGGCAGCTTGGATATAAGATATGGTAATCTTTCACCTCAACTAAGAGTGAATGATAATTTTAGATATTCTTCAACAAATTATGTAAGAAATATATATGCAGAAAATAATAAAGAAAATTCTTATGATCCTGAAAATTTTACATCTTTAATAAAAGCAAGTGAGTCTCCGAGTTTAACTATCAGTGACATATCGAGAAGGACAGGCCGTGCTCGGAATTATGACGATTTTCTCACCGATGCTCTAACAATGACGGAAGTCTTAAAAACCGTGGAAAGAATAGAGCCATGGATGGTAAATGAATTTGAGGGAATACGCGCGCCAGAAGATGATTGGGTACGCCTCACTCAATCGGACGGACTTTCCTTAAGAGGATTATATTATAATGAACTTTTATCTTATTTTTCTGGCGCTGATCTCATCTCTGCGGAAAATACGACTACGCGTATCTGGGGCACACCAGATAGCAACGGTATACAAAAATTAGAAATAGATAAATTAGGATGGCCGGTAAACCGATCAGGCTTCGATAATAATGCTTATAATAACGTTATTAAAAATCTTACACCCGAAGCGGTGGCTCTATGGGACCCAGATGCATCGAGAGTAGTAATTTTGAGAAAAGGAAATGATTTATTTTTTAGTCAGGGCGTTGTCATACCTTTTCTTGAGCCGCTCGGCAAAGACGGACAAGGCACTGTTGATAGGGTTGCTCTGACAGGCGTTGAGAATATAGATAGAATTGTAAAGATACCAATGGAAGCTAATCGTGTTGATGAGGTTTTTTCAAACGCAATAGGTACTGCGCAAAGTCCGGCTGATATTATAAACAAGATACTAACAGATTGTTGTTCTATTGATGGCTTAGGTCTTGGCGTTATAACCAAATCAAACGGCTCTTTAGTTATAGAAGCTGCAGGAGGGATGAAAGTTGAAACCGAGCAGTTTAATATGGATTACTCAGAAGAAGAGCTAACCGAAATTTCTGAAGGGAATAATTTTGTTTTAGATTATAGAAGTAAAAATTCTCTTATAAAAAATTTGACTGTTGGTGGATCAATGGATCCAAATATATCTTTTTTATATGGAAACTCTATCAGACAACAGAATAGTAAAGCTACTATTCTAAGCGCAATAAATCAAAGATCGCGCACCAACCCTAATGATATTACTTTTACAGAGTTTGCAAAAAATTGGTTGTTTAAAAACCAAGAAAGAGGAGATGCGTCCCAAATCGCAGCTGCTCTACGGACCGCTGAAAGTAAAATAAATAATATACAAAATGGTGTAATAGACGATCCGGATTTGAGCGTTTTATTAGAAAGTTTACCAGACGATTTATATTCAGCCTATTTGTCAACAGATTATACTTTATATGAACAATTACAAATAGAACAGATGAATAGTAGTAATAGTGTTAATTCTTTATTTACTTACTATATGAATCAAATAACAGCCAAGATACATGGCACAACGGGTCTTGAATGCTTTCAAATAATACAATTAAAAAATGTGGCCGGTTTAATAGATGGATTTTATTGTATAATAGGTGTTACCGACCAAATAACAACCTCAAGTTTTGAAACAGAATTAAAACTTATGTTGTTAGCTCCAAGCACAGTTTTAGAGAGTAGACTACAAACATAATTTACAAAATAACATTTTTTGTATTACAATAATATTAGGTATATTTTGGTTTTACTTTGGAGTAAACAATGAAATATTGGGGTGATATTGAAGAGAAGGCTATAGTTATATTCAATACTTCCGATGATTTTGATGAGAAGCACGGTGTATACGTGACGGTCATACAGCCTGCTTTCAAAAAATTGGTAGAGAATATATACTATACTTATAACTTCAATAAGATACTTACAGACTTTGACCAAATTGAGCACGAATTGGTTACTCATCTGTATGAAAAAATTGATAGGTTTGACCATACCAAAGGCAAAAAATCATACAGCTTCTTTGGCACGGTAAGTAAGAATTGGTTGATACAAAAAAGTAATAGTAAAAAGAAAATGGTCTTTATTGATAACGATGACAAAGAGGATATGTTGCAGGTTATATCTCTCAATAAATCGGAGGAGGAAGAAAGACAAAACGATATAAGAATGTTTCTGTCGCTGTTGCCCGAATATCTCAAAGATGAGATGTTTGTGAATAACCTAAACAAAGAAGATAGGTTAGTCCTCGGCGTTATAGCAGATATTATAGAAAACTATGATATGTTTGATATTTATAACAAGAAACAATTATATCTGTATATAAGAGAGGCGACCGACTTACCATCTCGTAAAATTACTAAAACTATATCTAAACTAAAAGTTAAGTATAGTGAGGCTAAGAGAGAGGTGTTGGAGTGACAGATGAGGAAATTAAAAATTTTTTAAATAGATATATGGAATTGATGCAAGAATACGACCAACTTTCATATGCCTTAGAGGAAATAAATAAAAGATTTGAATCTATATTAAAAGAAATTTCTTTTATTGATGAAAAGTTAGATGGCGAAAACATAGAATTAAAAAAAATACAAGAAGAGTTAGAAAATGCCTCAAATAAACATATCTCAGAAACTTAATACACATACGAGATTCGCGCATGAAGTAAGAGAAACATCTGCTGGATTTAATGAAAAAAAGTTTTCTATATTAAAACGAGCCATAGTTACTGGTGTGAATTTATACCCTTCACAAAGCGGTACTTCAGAAATAAATATAGGGCCATATGCCATAACCGCAGTAATATTGGATGAGGATATTTTTTCTTCTAGGCCTGACCGCGATAGAAAACAAAAATGGTATCAACCTTTATCTCCCATAAACAATATATCAATACCAGAAATAGGGGAAGAGGTTTTTATAATAAAAGAACAAAATTCTAAATCTTCTATGGGCTTTTGGATTAGCAGAGTTAATAATACTAATCAATTAAGCTACTATGAGGCTAGAAGTTGGGATTCACAAAATAAAAAATTCGGTGGGCAAAACATAGACATAAAAAGTATTAGGAATAAAAATAGCATAAACTATCCATCAAATTTAAAAATTTTTCCAATAGCTGTTTTACCAGGCGATACTGTTCAACAAGGTAGATTGGGTACTTACATAAGACACTCTGTAGATTTGCAAACTTCTTATGCTGTTTTAGAAATAGGAATTAAACCCGCGATTGTAGCCGATGTATTCCAAATTCATATGCCGGTTTTGGCAGCGACAAAAACCAAGTCTTTTCATGCAGAAAGTTTTTCTTTGAGTAGATTGGCTGGCAATTTTCAATTTTTTGAGAAAGAATTTAATACTTATATAAGTGACATAGATAAAATTAACTATGAAGAAACTGGAAAATTACCTTTTTTAATAGACAATAATGAAAAAAAAGATTCTATTGTCAACATAGCCCAAAGACATTATAATATTAGTTTGGATGACAGCAATAATGCCAGTCCTGAATCAGAATATTTATATAGACAAGTTTTAGGTGATAGGAACAAAGAAGTTTTAGGTGATGTTATCACCTTACTAAAAGAAATGAGTGATTTAAATTTAGATATTTTCAAATTTATTAAAGAACACACACACATAACAAAAGAGGTTGTTGTAGAAATGGGCGGCAAAGTTACCGAAGATGGAGTTTGGAGTGGTAAATATATAATAGAAGAGGATCAAACTAAACCAACTTTGGAGAATACTGATATTTATACTGGTGATACAATAAGAAATATAGACATGACAATAGAAATGTTTGAAGATAAGTTTACGATTATAGAGGAAAAACTAGATAAAATTTTAAGCAAAACTCAATTTGTCCAATAGAGATTAAATATGCCCGGCGATATAAATTTTAGATGGCCCTTAGTTACAAGAGGTAGATATTTCCCAGATTCTAATAGAAGCATACAAACAGCCGTTAGGGAAAATCTGAAAATATTATTGTTGACTAATAAGGGTCAGAGGTTGATGTATCCTAATATGGGGACAAATTTTATGCAAAAATATATGTTTGAACAAATAGATAAAGAAGAAATGACTATTTCAATGGAAAGAGAAGTAAGGCAACAAGTGGAGGAGTATATGCCGGAAATACAAATAACATCTTTCGCTGTTAAAGACTTTAATGACGATAACGCCAATATAGGGAAAAATGAACTAGTTATTAGTCTAAGATATATAATGACTGGTCTTGGCGGTTTTGCTGATAGCCTTACACTTAGATTTAACTAAGAGAAATAAAAATGCCCAGAAACCCCACTACAACTAAAGAAATATCTTACACAAGTAAAGATTTCGATTCTATAAAGAGCGACTTAGTTTCTTATCTAAAAAGATACTTCCCAAACACGATTCAAGATTTCAGCGATGTTTCTGGGGGTATGGCTATAGTAGACTTGATGGCTTACTTGGGTGATGTATTAAATTTTCAAATAGATAGATCAGTAAATGAAAGTTTTTTAACAAGAGCAGTTGAAAGAAAAAACATAATAGCTTTATCCAAATCACTAGGTTATAAACCAAAACTAACAACCCCCGCTTCTGTTAAAGTTAATTTTGAGGCAACTTTTCTAAATTCAACCTCTGCGTCAATGACTTTTACTATATTGCCAGGTACCAGACTTGTTAGTTCTTTTGAGCCAGCGAACTTTGAGTTAGTGGATAAAATAGATTTTTCTTCAGAAAAAAACAGGACTTTAATAAATAATGATGGAACATACAGCACTTATTCAATAAGTGGAGCAACTTGTTCCGCTGGGCGCACAAAAACTTTTAGTTATAAAGTGCCAGATAATCCAAAACCCTTTTTATCAATATCTTTGCCAGATAGATTAGTAACAGAAATCATTTCTGTTGAAGATTCAAATAGTAACACATATACTGAAGTTAGTAACTTAGCACAAGAATCAATATTCTATGGCGCAGATGTCACTGAAGAAAACGAAGATGATATAGACTATATTTTGAAAATAAAAAATGTGCCTTTTAGGTATATAACAGAAGTTGGGTACGATGGTCTAACGTTTATTAAATTTGGAGCCGGAGATAATATTTCTGCAACTACCGAAAAAATATTTAATCCTGAAGATTTTGTATTACCAAATAAAGTTAAAGGTTATGCAGATGGTTTTTCTGCTCCGGATGTTGATATAAGCTCTTTTTTGAGCACATCTTCTTTGGGAAATTTACCTGCTCCTGGCTCTATATTGACTATACAATATAGAGTAGGAGGCGGTATAGAAACTAATATTGGCGCTGGCTCACTTTCAAAAATAATAAATTCAAATATTATTTTTTATAACCCTACAGCCGATCTTGATTCCCCAGAGGAATATAATAATATATTGAGTTCTATAATAGTTTCTAATCCTCTAGCGGCTTATGGAGGTGAAGATCCAGAGTCAAACCAATCTATCAAAGAAAACGCTATTAGAAATTTCTCTGCTCAAAGTAGGTGTGTAACTTTGTTGGATTATAAATCAAGAATTTTCACAATGCCATCTTCTTACGGTCGCCCCTTTAGAGTTCTATCAAGAAAAGATCCTTATAAAAATTCTGGAATAGAATTGGTAACTATATGCAGAGATAGAGATGGTTATTTAAGACCATGCAGCGATTTGTTAAAAAACAATATAGAGACTTATATTAAACCATTCAAAGGAGTTTCTGATAGTATAAGAATATCGGATGGTAATATATTAAACATTGGAGTAAACTTTTCTATATATCCTTCTGATGGTTATAATAAAGACAAGGCTTTATTAGATTCAATGTTATTATTACAATCGGCTTTGCGTACATCAAATATGGATTTTGGAATGAATTTGTCAATTTCTTCGCTGGTTAATCTTTTACAAAACCAAGATTATGTAGCAGCTGTGCCATTTTTTAGAATTTTAAACTTAACCGAGCAAGTTGGCCCAAGAGTTTATTCTTCTTATTCGGAAAACGTGGATAACTTAATAAAGAAGAATATTATAAGATTTAAACAAGACGTTATTCCAGAGCTTAAATATCCAAATTTTGACATTCAAGGCTCATTAGCGTAGAGGTAAAAAATGGGACACATAAGAGCATATTCAAACAAAGATAATTTTATAACGGAAAAATCAATAACTGCCAACAATGGTTTGAATCCAGTCTTAGAAACGGGTGCAAAATTTGATGAACTAAAAGGTGTCAAAGAGTGGTCTAGAATATTGATAAATTTTCCATTAGAAAACATTAAAAATAAAATAGAAAATGGAGATGCGCCAGATCCTCGTTTAGATAATAGCGTATCTGCTTTTATCAATATGAAAAATGTAATTCATGGCGAGCCAGTGCCTTCTGATTTCAGTATATGGGCTTTACCATTGACAGCATCTTGGATAGAAGGCAAAGGTTTGGATTCTGATGATTATCTTTATGAAGATGCATCTAATGCTATTTGGGCTACTAGTACAGATAAGTGGGAAGACTATGCTGGCGGTGCTTCTGGTGGTAATAACATAATAGGTGCTCACAACAATCAATGGGACAGTAATTCTGCCAGCCAATATTTTGAGCACGGCGAAGAAAATCTTAAAGTAGATATAACATCTTTCTTGAAAGAATTTTTAGATGGAGCAAGTAGTAACCATGGCTTTATGGTAAGAATGTCAGATGGTCAAGAAGCAAAGACCGATGCTGATGCCATCGCTGCCGGTGTTAACACAAGCACCACTTCTTCTTCTTGGGCACCAAAGAAATTCTACGGTAGAGAGACAAACACAACAAACGCTCCTTTTGCTTCTTTGGAATGGGATTCAAGTATAAAAGATGACAGACACCAAATACCTTTTTCAAAAAACGCAAGTTTATTTTATTACAACTTTGAGAATAATCAATTAGTTGATTTAGATGGCACAAATAAGTTTCCTGGTTTTGTAACTCTAAGTGCTGATGGCGTTTTGATTGAGCCTGCTGGACTGACAGCTTCAAGAGAATCTAAAGGGATATACAGACTTGATATAGGCACAGCACAAACAGATAATGAATTATCTCTAACTGGCATAAACATAGGTCTAAGTGCCAGCAGCATTTTTTCTGACAACTGGACTATAAGTTCTGATCAAGAAGCTTTAGTAACAAGCAAAACATTTGAATTTCAAACTAAGTTGCCATCAGATGACTCATCTCAATATTATGAAATAAGTAGATATCCCATTAGATTACCTAATCTAAAAAACACTTATGAAAAAGGCACAGCAACCAGAATAAAACTTTTTATAAAAGATATATCAACAAAACTACAATCTGTAACTGGTATGTCAAATTCACTAAATAGTTTTACTTGCACTGATGGTACTTTTGAGATAAGAGAACAGATTACTGATTTGGTTGAAGTTACTGCACAAAATATATCATACGACAAAAACGGCAATTATTTCTACTTGGATACAAACAATCTATACAGAGATACACCATATAAAATTGTTTTCAAACTAAACATAAGGGGTGAAGTTTTTTATTACGATAGCCCACAAGAGTGGTTATTCACTGTAAAATAGGAGTTATGTAAATGCCTTACGGTATATCTATTGAAGAATTAACCAAGTCACTTTCTGCTGCATCAAATAGTGCTAATTTTATAGCTAATATATCAAATACCGCTAAAAAAAAGATAAACATAAACTACAGCGACTTTTCTGAGCATACAATATTTGGTGACGCAAGAAGAAAATTAGATTCTGCTTTTTATAGGATGTTAAATGAATACCCTATTGGCGACCCTAGTGTAGCCGATATAAACAATTTATCCGCTGTAAACATATACGCTGTTGATGATTACAAGAAACAAAGTAGTTCTTTTGATTTGTGGTTGTTGGATCAGTTAAGCAAGTCTTCAACAGGGGTGGGGGCTGCAGCTGGTAGTATAACTGCAGGAGCTACTAACAATAATGGCGACTCGATGCCTTTAGTTGTGATACATAGAAATGAATTTGGTGATCTTACTAATGTAGACCAAATTACTATGAGCAGTTATTTAAGAAATGTTGCAAATAAATACGAAGAAGAATCTGTTAGCATTATAGAAACTACACCTGGCTCTAGTTCTAGTTTTTTTGTAACAAGGAGCGGTGAGTTAGAGCCGCA